GTGAATGATACCTGTAATTGTTTTCTTGATCTTTCAACCATATATTCAGCATATTGTAAGGCTCTTTCTCTTCTTGTTATACCCGGAGCCGCCATCTTTAATATCAATGGTTCGCCATCTGTTGCTAAATGATCGTTTGTGGCCACACCATTAATAGTCGATCCATCTGCTTTGTATATCGCCGTATCTGATTCATATTGTTTTTCTTCATTGGAGAAAGTCATATGTGCCTCATTGTATTTGGCATTCTTTTCTTCACTGGATACGGATATAGAACCAATTATCATTTCATCTGTTATTGTTAATAAGTTTTCTGGTGCTGTTTCACCTGCTTCAATCTTCAATTGATATTTTCCATTTGTGTATGGTAAGAAACCTCTACAGGTCTGTAATATTTTTTTAGTGTTTTCAAACATATTGTCTTCAACATCTATGTGTGTATTACAATCTAAGAAATGTGCTGATGACAATGGTGAACTGAAGTTTTTATTTGTATCACATATATCTTTGGCTATTTTGAAAGCACCAAAATCAATTCTATTATCATTTAGACCTTTTCCATATCTTGGATTTCTCAAATAGTCCATCAAACAGTCTGCTGGATTATTACTATAACTAAAACCACTTGAATAGTCTGTACCATAACCACTTGTGTCATTGTTAGTGTTTTTGCTTGATGTATAACTTGTTAAAACTTTTTTACCTTCTATCTCTACATTGATAACTGGAATACCTTGCCACGGATTGAATAATGTTTGATCACCTGAATTATCATCAGCAAAATCTGCCTTGACCCATTCAAACCTACAAGCCACATAAGCCACACCTCTTAATCTGTGTTCACTTCCCCAATTGCCGTGTTCTGCTAGGAGTTGGCTGTATTGTTGATCTTCTGTTCCTGTGAAAAATTGGAATTTTGCTCTCGCTGAGCCATCTACAAAAAACTTTGAATCATTTGGTACATCTACCGTTGTAGTATTGGTCGGATTGACAGGAAAACTTGATATATTTTGTGCTTCATCATTGATGTATATCTTTGTGAAACCATTTATCTCACCTTCTGCTACTGCCAAACAAATATATAGATACTTGTTATCTTCACCTTTGGTAGCCACGAATGTTCTAACACCGCCTACTTTTCTTTTACCATATACAACAGGGATACCTGCCACATTTGATTGTTTATTAACTGTGATACCTCTTGCCACGGCATCATAATTGCTCTGGCCACTCATTTCCGGAGTATCAAAACTCATACCAAAGGCACCCATAAAGCCTTGGAATATATCTACTACAAAACCTACGACACCATCAAAAACATCTTCGATAAAATCTACTACACCACCCATTATTTCGTTTCCTTCATATCTTTGCTGTAATAGACCACATTTGGTTGGTAATCTATTGATTTAAAAGTCCTATCATAGTTCCTTCTTTGGCCTGGATTCATCCTAAAACCAATCATAGTTCTCTTTGCTCCCTTGTGAGAGGCCCAACCTTCGAAACTTGCTATAAGTTCGAGTCCATAATTTCTATTTCCATACATCTGTTTAGGATTATTGACAAAAAATTGACGAGCCACTGCTGTTGGTTCTGTACTTAAATCTATGTAATCCAAAAGACCTGTCAAATAACCAAATGGAATATCTCTGTTATCAACTAACACTATTGAAACCGTTTCCGGATTGTTTAAGATAGTCCAAATATATCTTTCGCATAAGAAAGGATCAAATGGAGTAGTCTGATCAAAATGATTGTATTCGAGTTCAGCCAATTTTATAATATGTGGAATATCATTAGTGACTGCTGTACGGATATGTGTTGTTATTCCCATCATTAATTACTTGGCCCCCATTGTATATCGGCTATCATAGCACTTGAATATTCAAACCCTTTATCTGATGTGAATCGTTGTGTGCTGGCATATCTTGTTGTGTTTGATTGTGTTGTTGTGTTTGTTATACGACCCGCCTTGGCTTCAAAGTTCGCCCAATGAGTCGCCACTTTGATACTGACCGATGAACCTGTTGCTCCTTCACTGACATTGAAACTTCTTATGTTTCCATCAAATATTAAAAATGTTTGATTCATATCACCTATGGAAATATCAGTATCGAAACTTCTATAAATTGCCACTCTCTTGTTGACTAAATCTTCTGACATCACTTTTGCTATTAAACCTGATGATGTGTTATTACCGGCATTCAAACTTATTGATATCGTATTGACTTTGATCTGTGTGGTTTCAACCACACTGGAAAAACCCAACAATCCACCCACAGCCTCATAGACTGTGCTGGTACCTTTGGTTGGTGTTGTTATCGTTGTTTCGTGGAATCTGTCTGTGAGATTGACTGGAGTGTCTAGATATACTTCTAATAAATGAAAGCAATTGACGGCATCTTTCTGTAGATCACCTGTGCCACCTGATGTGTTATATAAGTTCTCATTACTTACACGAGCCATTATACAGCCTCCACTATTTTAAAATCTAATTCACCATAGCCATTCTCATCAAGTGAATAAGTTATGGCATCTTCCGTGAGTCTGACTGTCATTTCAAATGCTGATCCACTTTTTATACTTTCGCTTGAAGCCACTGTTGTCGTCAATGGTGGTTCAAATGTTATTGTTGTGGTGCCTGGTTGATCTTGTACTATCATATATGCTTTGGAATGACCACTGAATTTGATCATATCACCTGCTTTGTATAGACCCGTTCCTGAATCTAATCCGATAGTAGTGTTTCCGATTGTGCCTGCTCCGCAATCTACACTTGTACCTTGTGTTCCACTAACCCTTGTTAAGTTAGTTGGTGCTATTGTAAAAGAGTTTCTACCCCCTCTTTGCTTTATCAAAAAAGCATAAACTGTTCTTAAATCTGCTTCAGTGAGCAATGGCATAGTGATCGTGGCTGAATAATATTGTCCGCCAAAACTTCTAACCTGTTGCCTACCACTCAATGATGTTGTTCTAACTGTGGGTTGGACACTTGATAATTCTATCGCTCTTATGTCAACTCCTGATGGTAATATGTTATTAAATTCTGCCATTATGCTGTTATTGGACTCCTTCCGCTGTCTGTGACTGCTTCATTCACCAGTCCCACTATTGTACTTCTTGTTTCTGCCAGTTTATCTTTAAAACTCGCGGCATCCAAAGCCGTGACCTGGAAATTGATAGTGACATTCTTGGTGCTTGCCGGTCTTTCCGCCGGTGTTTCTGATATTTTTGTTACCCGATCACTTGGAACAGGTGTTCCACCATTGGACATCGCTTCATTTGGGAAAACTTGTCCGCTCTGGCCCGGTACAAAAAGTTCGGGGCCTTCTTCCCCCACCACATATGGTTGGCCTCTTTTGACAGGTCCGCCATCTGCTAGGAATGGGATACCAAAGAATGAACCTGCTATCTTCTTCAATGCGAATGTGATAGCGGCCTGTATTGCTATCCTTACAAGTTCTCTTATGACCATATTGGCGAAATCTTTAAACTTAAACTTACCTGTCATTACAAAGTTTGTTAAAGCATCTGCCATACCGTGGAAAGCATTGGCACCTGCTTGTTGTAATTGTTCGAACACGGTTTCTTGATTCTTCATCTCCGCCATAAAACCTTCTGTGTATGATTGTAATGCCGTTGTTCTATTTTCATTGAATGCTTTTTCAGCCTCTGCCACTTTCTTATTGAATGCCATTTTTTTCTTGTGTTGTTGTTCCATTAAGAATAATTGTAGTTTGGCTTGTTTCTTGTTGAAGTTATTAACACCATCAGTTTCTTGTTGCTTAAATGCTAATTTCTGGTTTAAGATATGTTGTGCTATGAACACCTGTTTCTTGGCTTCTTTGGATTCACCTTCAGTAACCATTTTGTTGAATACATCTTTCTTCATCAACATCAATTTGTGTAATTTTTCTTGTTCTATCAATGCCGCTTCTGCCTCTTTTTTCTTTTTCTCTTCTTCTTTTCTTCTTTGATTAGCAATTCTAACTATGGCATCTTCATACTTCAGCAATTCTACTGTACTTGAAGCAAAGGCATCTTCTTCTGCCTTGACAGCCGCATTAACTTTTATTAAATCTGCTTCTAAATTTTCTAATTCTTTTTGTAATATGATTGTCTCACCTGTGTTCTCAGCCATTTTTGCTATAAGACCATCATACAGGTCTGGCATTTCAAGTAATCTTACTTTATTTCCGTCTAATGAGCCATCTAGATTATCTAAATCAATTGTTAAGTCTTGTATCGGAGGTGATAACTCTTTTAATTCTGCCTCCATTTTTTTATTTGCTTCGGCTAACTCTAACAGTCTTGCTTTGGTGTTTTTAATAGATTTTTGTATTTCATCTTTGCCTAACATTTCTGTCGAATCACCTAGGGCCTTGTTCATTACCAATATTGAAGCCGTCACTGCCGCGACACCACTGGCTATCAATGCCCAACCGGCCGGTCCTGATAATCCTAATACACCTGCCAATCCAATATACATAAGCCTGATGGCCGCTACACTTTTGTAGATCCAACTCGCTAATTTCAATCCAACCAACACTTTGAAAGCCAATGCGACTTTATCTGAATTTTCTGCTAAGAACTTGACGGCTTCGCCCATTTTTACTACTGCTTTACCTAAACCTTGACCCAAAGCCTTTGCGAAATCATTTATTGCTTTTTCATTGATAGCAACAAACTTCCTAACATCACCTAATTGATTTTTGAGTTCTGGGAACAATCCGGACTCCATCGTGTTCTTCTTGAATTTGAGCCAAGCATCACCTATCATACTCAACTGACCTGTGAATGTGTTGGCCATCTCTTCGGATGCCCCGATCATTACTGCCGAGCCGTCTCTAAATGTAGCCATAATGTGCTCTTTGGTCTGTGCCGCACTATATCTCACACCTTCTTGGAAGCCCAATAGTGATTTAACACCTTTTTCTCTGAACAGGTCCGCCGCCGCAATACCACCTGCGAATGATCTCTGTAATTGTTCTGCTGTCTGTTGGAAACTTAATCCTGTGGCCGCCGCTATGTCACCGGTGATCTTCATCACTTCGTTTAATTCATCAGCACCATCTGTGACCGTTAATAGTAATGGAGCCGATTTGGCTATTTCATCTAAGGCAAAAGGAACTGTACTCGCGAACTTCGTTAAACTATCAAATGCCGCGGCACCTTCTTCGGCACTTCCGGTTAAGAACTTCAACTGGATGCCTAAGTTTTCAAAATCTACTGCTGTATCTAAGAATGATCTGGCTACTTTGAGAGCACCAAATGCCGCAACTGCTCCAACAACTGCTCCTTGTAATTTGGAGAATGCTGAACTAGATTTCCTAGTAGAGGATTGTAATTTCCCCATCGATCTTTGTACATCATTAAAGACCTTCTGGGTTTTATTTCTTCCCGTGAATATTATGTCTTCTTGTATTGCCACCTTGTTTCCTCATCTCTGCTTCTTCTTCAGCCTTGCGAATTTGAAAGTATGCTAACCAAGTTTTATACTCGATAAGGGACATCTTTTGGACCTCAGCAATACTACACTTTAAATAGTCTGCGAGGGAAAC